TTTAACTAACATTGAAAATCACCTCCTGGATAGTATGACCCGCGAGGTTATTATACACATTGGTGTAGAAGTAGTCAACTCCTACACCGCGGATATCGCATTCCCTTTTATGAGAAGAAAACTTTTATGGGAGGCGGTATTGTGACAAAACGCAAATACGCATATGACGGTTCGGTAACCGAATTCGGACGAGAGGTAGCTCACAGATGGAAGGGTGAAACCTGGGCGGTATCTCCGCAGAAGGCGACGTCCAATCTGATCTACCAATTCAAGAAACAGACTAACCGCATAGCGAGCTGCAAAATTGCTCTTACCGGTAAAGTGGTAGAGGTAGCTTAACGATATTGAGCTCTTCTTACAAGGGCTCTTTATTTTTCTCATACCATACGATATCATTACGCTATATTCTAATCTAGATTAGAGGAATGATATGGTCAGAGTCGGAGAAACACACTGTCCGATATGCGGAAAAGAGATTAAACGATACGATAAAGTTCATCGGATTATCAAAGGGGAGTATGGTAAACGCCGGTGGATTGATATACAAAGACTATTATGCTCTGGCTGTGGAGCGCTGCACAGCGAACTCCCTTTTGAATTGCTTCCATATAAGCATTACGAGGCTCGGATTATCGAGGGATTTATATTTGAACGATATTCGTCCTGTGATTTGGAATTTGAAGATTATCCGAGCGAAACAACAATCAAGAGATGGAAAACCCTTCCACTTACTTCGGTTTCACAATTTAATATTTCTAACCTAGAATAGCTTTCGAAAGGAGGCTATGACCTTATGGAAGTATTTTGTGAAGGAAGCGTTCCGGTAAGCGTTGCCGCCCGTGTATATGGGAAAGACGCCTCATGGGTGAGAGCTGGAATTATTGCCGGTTGGCTGCCGATCGGAAAGGCGACCAGAAACGGAAAGCTGATCACCCGTATCGAAGAGATGAATTCGAAGTACGGACGGATCAATTATCAGATTTCTCCCAAGCTGCTTTATGAGCAGACCGGCTTCGTATGGAAGGGAGAGAAAAACTGATGGGAACCAGGACAAGGCCAGAATTATCCGAGAAGAATCCGTATTGGCTGGAACGACATCGATACTATGAGCTCAAGCATTTCTGTATGCAGTATCCGATCTGGATGAGAGCATATAAAGAGCTTGACGGATACGGGCAGAAATCTGTTTACATCATTCGAGCTGTCACCGAGAAATTCGGTTCAGACCCGACGATGGCGTGTGCGGATGCGCTGACGTACTACGCGAACCGGCTTGGAATGGTAGATCGGGCAGCATATGATGCGGCGAGCGACCTTGCCGGTTATATCGTAAAGGGTGTGACCGAAGGATTATCTTACGATATTCTCAAAGTGAGATACGGAATCCCATGCTGCAAACAGGTATATTACGACGCATACAGACGATTTTTCTGGCTTCTTGATATAGCGCGGAAATAACAGCTCCTTTAATGAAGAAAGGAGTGTGTTTCAATGAAAGACGAAACTTTAAAAGCTTTACGAGAAATCGAAATGTTTGGTTTGCAACTTCAAAGGTATGCGCTGATGTTGGGTGAATTACGAGATGAATTAGAATGTGTTGAAAACGAAGATGCGCAATATTTTCAGCTCTATGTGAATGCAAAAGCACATTGTATTTCTGAATGTAGCCAAGCAGCATTTGGTGATTTCGAAAAGCGTGAAGAGAAATTATTGAATCAATTGCGAAAATCTGTAGAGATTGAGTCCTGACATGGACTCTTTCTTTTTTTTTTTTTTCGCAAAAATTCCCGGGTAGGATTTTTCTGAAAACAATCCTGCACGGCTAGAATAAATTTCAGTACACAGGTGACAAGAAAAGGTGGTAATTTGCTATGGAGGTTGAAAGGACATGATGATGGTCAAAGAATTCGGTCGTGAGATTAAAACTATGTTTGATCAAGTGACTGAGATGGATGCGCAGAACAGCGATCTTAAGCGAGAAAACGGAAACATCGACGGCAACACTGCAATGGGAGCCATGCTTCAGCTTGGAGCAAATGCGGCGAAGATTTACTATCTTGAAACAGCTGTTCAGCCGCTTCATGCTCATCTTCATAAACAGGGATACATTCATATTCATGATCTGGATTTTCTGAAGTATACGACGACCTGTACGCAGATTGATCTGATCAAGCTGTTTAAGGGCGGATTTGATACGGGTCATGGTCATCTTCGAGAGCCGAAGTCGATTGGTTCATATGCTGCGCTTGCTGCTATTGCCATTCAGAGCAACCAGAATGACCAGCATGGCGGTCAGAGTATCGTTAATTTCGATTATGCAATGGCGGAAGGCGTAAAGCTGACGCATGAAAAATACATGACGGAAGCGCAGCAGATCTGGTATGAACTCAATCCCGGTTCTACCGAGATGAGCCGCACCGAATGGATCAATCAATACGCAATGCGCAGAACGAAGCGTGATACCTATCAGGCTATGGAGGGATTCATTCATAACCTCAATACGATGCATTCTCGTGCAGGCGCACAGGTTCCGTTCTCTTCGATCAATTACGGTATGGATACAAGCTGGGCTGGACGGCTGGCGATGGAGCAGTTGTTGCTGGCAACAGAAGCTGGACTCGGTCAAGGTGAAACGCCGATTTTCCCGATTCAGATTTTCAGGGTGAAGGAAGGCATCAACTACAATCCGGGAGATCCGAACTATGATCTGTTCAAGTTGGCAATGCGTGTTTCGGCTAAGCGTCTTTTCCCGAATTTCAGTTTTGTGGATGCTCCGTTTAATCTTCAGTATTACGATCCGAACAGGCCGGAAACACAGGTTGCGTACATGGGCTGTCGTACTCGTGTACTCGGTAATGTGTACGATCCGACGAGACAGATCAGCAATGGACGCGGTAATCTGAGTTTTACGAGCATCAATCTGCCGAGAATTGCCATTCTTTCTACTCGAAAAGATGAAAACGAAGATGTGGACATTCAGGAAAGATTCTTTATCTTACTCGACGCCATGCTGAAAACGGTACTCGATCAGCTCATGGATCGTTATGCGATTCAAGGAAAACGCCGCGTTCGAAACTTCCCGTTCCTGATGGGAGAGGGTAACTGGCTCGATTCTGAGATGCTCGGTCCGGATGACATGGTTGCTGAAGTGCTCAAGCACGGTACGCTTTCAATCGGTTTTATCGGACTGGCTGAGTGTTTGAAGCAGCTTACCGGTTGTCATCACGGAGAAAGCGCGTATGCTCAGGAACTTGGACTGAAGATCATCGGTCATATCCGTAAGTTCTGTGACGAGAAATCTGAGGAACTCAAAATGAATGTGACATGTCTGGCTACGCCGGCAGAAGGTCTTTCCGGCCGCTTTGTTCGTATGGACAAGAAAGAATACGGTATTATCGAAGGCGTGACCGACCGTGAATACTACACGAACAGTTTCCACGTTCCCGTATATTATCCGATATCCGCATATAAGAAGATCGACATTGAAGCGCCGTATCACGCGCTGACCAATGCCGGTCATATTTCTTATGTGGAGATGGACGGTGATCCAACGAAGAACCTCGAAGCGTTCGAAGCTGTGATTCGCCACATGCACGATGCCGGAATCGGTTATGGCAGCATCAATCATCCCGTCGATCGTGATCCGGAATGCGGATACAACGGGATCATCAACGATATTTGTCCGAAGTGCGGACGCAAGGAATGCGCTGGTCATCCATTTGAAAGAATCCGCCGAATCACTGGATACCTGGTTGGAACGCTTGACAAGTGGAACAACGCCAAGCGAGCAGAAGAAAGGGATCGTACGAAGCATGAAACTGCGAATCGCGGGAATTGAACAGGAGTCCATCGTTGATGGGCCCGGATGGCGATACGTGATATTCACTCAGGGCTGCCCGCATCGCTGCAAAGGATGTCACAATCCCGAAACGCATGATGAATCGGGCGGTCTTTTGATTGATACGGACGAAATCATCCGTCATCTTGGGGAGAATCCACTTGTAAAAGGCATCACATTTTCAGGTGGAGAACCCATGCTTCAGCCAAAGCCTCTTCTTGAAATCGCTATCGAAGCGAAAAAGAAGGGGCTTAATATATGGTGCTATACCGGATATACGATTGAAGAACTGATCGAAAAGGATGATCCGGATCAGATGGAGCTTCTCAATATTGTTGATGTACTGGTAGACGGACGGTATGTAGATTCTCTTCGAACGATGGATATTTCTTATCGGGGAAGTCTGAATCAAAGAATCATTTATATGAGCGAGGAGAGAAAAGCATATGGATAACCATACTATAATCGTTTTGATCATCGTTGCTGCCTTCGTATTTGGCTACGCAATTGGATACGCACGAAACGGTTTCAAAACCAATATCGGTACGCTGTGGATCGATACGCTTGACCCTGAGACTAATCCGAATTTGTATCTGGAACTCAAGGAAGGCGTCGGATATTTCATGGAGGACAAGCAGGTTTGCATGGACGTTCGTGTTGTTCAGAACACGGCTCCTGCGCGGGAATAACAATCCCTATTATGGGAACTAAAAACCGAAAGGAGAAAGACCATGTACGGCAAAGCAAAGAGAGCATTGAAGGAAGCGTACGATACCGAGATCGAAAAACTGAGAACACTTGAACCAGGCGATCAGGACTATCAGGATTCCCTTGACCGAATGGCAAAGCTGAACAAGATGATCAATGAGGATCGGCAGTCGATGACAGACTGTACGACCAAGGTTGTGACCTGCTTGGGCGGCATTGTGATCGGTCTTGGCGGACTGTATATTTCCAGAAATCTGGCATATGACGTTCTCAGATTCGAGAAGGACGACTCGATTTCGACTTTCACTGGAAGAACCGTGATTGGCAACGTACTCAAATTTAAGGCAAAGTGATCCCAACGGGAAGGCGTGTTAAATACATGCCTTCTTCGTTTTTGTCCGCGTAGAACGCAATGGCTATAATGAAAAACTATATTTTAGGAGGAATGGTTATGTTGGATTCAAAACTCACAAGGTATATGTGTGCAATAATCATTGGAGTTACCAGTGTATTCAAATGTTTATGGATTTTCGTAAAGATGGTTGTGATGACTTATCTTTTATCTAAGGAAGAAAGATGGGCGTTGGACATCTATGAAATCGTAGAAACAGCGAAAATGGGAAAAGAACTCTATATTGCTCAAATGCGCGCGATATTTGAATGGGCAAATGATGGTGACATGGAAAACTGTAGAAAGAATATGGTGAAATATATGGAGGAGGTAAGCCCCTAACAAGGGCTTTTCTCTTTTGCTATGCGATACCACTACGAGAAGCCGACATTGTATGCGAGCATATACGGAAAAGTGTATTTGTGTAATCATCCGGTGTACAGCCGCTGCACGCTATTCATCATCGCGGACAAGGGACTCGCCGTTATCCAGCAGCGATATGATCCGGCAACGAAGCGGACATGGTGGGGTGAAATCGATCCGTGGCTTACGGATGGAATCTATCTCCATCCGAAGTTTAAGACATATTTCGATAGACGTGCCCAAAAGGATACGGACGGAATCTATCCGACGGTCACGATCAGACAAATTATGTGGGCACTTAAAATGAAGCCGATTAAACGTGAACGATGGGAAACCGTATTCGATCGGCAAAATGTATAGCGCTAAAATGAATAATATGAAAAGCAAACTTTCATATTTTGGCTTGCGACAATAAAATAACCCTAAAAATTGGGGGGGGGGTACTTCCCTTCAAAAGTTGATTATGGTATAATTTATGACAGTGTACACAAGGGAGGATTCAAAAAGATGCCTAAGAAAAACACAAAGAAAAATGGATTCTTTAAGACGCTCAGCGATGCTGTCGGAATTGAAATGGCCAAAAAGATTGTGATTCTAATGATTATCGCTGTCCTCCTGATTGGAGCAGCAATCGGCATCGGAAGCAGGGTGTTTATTGGCAGCCGCATGACGCAATTCGACCTTCACGCGATTGGTGAAATGGCAACTCAGGCTGGATATTATACGAACGTTGAGGTGATCGAAGACAGCAAGACATTGTGGAAGATCACACTGCCGTTTACTAGCAGCAAGTATATTTTCAGCTATGACGGCGTGATCAAGGCAGGCATTGACTTTGAAGAGATTCAGTGGAGTGTCAACGACGTTCTCAAGCAGATTACTGTCGATCTTCCCGAAACGAAGATTCTCAGCAATGAGATTGATACGGATAGCCTTTATGTCTACGATGAATCCAGAAGTATATTCAGCCCGCTGACAGTTGAGGATATCAACGAGTCGCTGATTGCGCTCAAGGGAGAATCGGAGGAGAAGGCGATCGGAAACGGAATCCTTAAAGAAGCGGAAGCAAATGCCAAGGTATTGATTCGCGGATTCCTTGCCGGCTCCTATCCCGATTATGAGATCATCTACGAAGAATAATAAATACTTAATCCCCGCGAAAAATGCAAGGTTTTCTATGGAAGACTAAACATTTTCGAAAGGGGATTTTTTATATGTCTATTGGAAAACTGTTTTGTATTTTATTGATCGGAACGATTGTATATTGTGTTGGTTTCTTTTCCGGAGCAGCAATGATGGAAAAGATCAACGACGAATACAGAAATCAGGTTAATCAAAATGCGGAACGAATCCGGGCGGAAAGAAAGACCAGATACGAGATGAAACATCTTAAAGCGGAGGCTTAACATGGCCTCTTCGCTTTGATCGCGAAAAATACAAGTCTCTTTATGAAGAACATAAATAACTCTTTTGAGGAGGCTTGAATATGGGATTTGTTGGATTTGTATTTTTTACTTTTCTGGGCATTTGCACAGCGGTGATTTGCGCCAGAAGCGGAAAACTGATTATCCGATTCATCAACAGATTTTTTGACGGACTCGAACAGCTATTTACTTGATTCCTAAGGGGAGGCTTTGCACGGCCTTTCCCTTTTATTTTTGAGAGGAGAAAATCTATGAACATGAACAATCCTGCATTTTATCGAACGATCAATTTCGATCGGGAAATCTTCGCAAGCGTGTTGTTTAAGAACAATTTATCTATCAATAAACTTGCGAAAAATCCTAATATTCATTGTAGCGCGAGTCGAATTAAAAAATATGTCGAAGAAGGACGTATGCCGGAATACATTGCAATATCGATTTCGGAAGTGTTGGGTATCGATAGAAACAAGTTATTTGGATTATCCACAGAAGATCGTATTCGAATGAGATACGGAGATCGTGAAGGATATATTATTGATCTGATGGAAGAAAAATACCAAACAAAAGATTATTTTGTTATGCTGCATCGTGGAATGACAGTTCTTGAGGCCAATGAATATACACAGTGTCGATTGAGACAGCTACAGCTTACCGAAATGGCAAAAACCGAATACGTTTCTGAATAAAGGAGAAAAAAGCAAATGGAATTCACGAAAACCTTTGACAAGCTCGCAGCTCTCGCCAGTTTGAAAAACATGATGAGCGGAGGAAAGAGCAATCCGGTGACGAGTCTGATGGAGAATCCCGAAGATTACAAACTGGAAGCCTACATTGACGGTGATGAAATCGTGATCAGACTCAAAAAGAGAAACAGATCTCTTCCCGGAAGAATACCAGCGAAACCAACGAGAAAACCGCTTCCGCCGCCTAAAACGCGATAATCGCAAGGTTTATTATGAAAGGAAGTGAGCAACATGCTTGATAAGATCAAGAATATTTTCTTCAGCAAGACGACTGGTAAAATTATCCTTGGAGTTGGTATCGGATATACCATTCTGAATGGCATTTATCAGGAAGAAAGCCGAAAAAAGGAAATGGAACGACTGATTGAAGCAGCCGTTGACAAGCGACTGAATCAGGAGAAATAAGCCCCTAACAAGGGCTTTTCTCTTTTTCGGAGGGATTATGACCAAACAAGAAGCCATCGAAGGGCTGGAAATGTATGAGCGAATGTGTTGCTTTGAGCCGAGGGCTTACTGGAGCAAATACGATTTCGCTTACAAATGCTATGCGAAAAGTCTTGTTTCGTTTGTTATTGCTCGAATAAATCGATGTGATGATGAACCGATCATGGTAATTCGAGCCATGAAGGATGAACTTGACGATATCATTGAGAATACAAAGAATGAGCAAACGTGGGATTTTTGTTCCACGATGCACCGTATTCTTGATGATATTATCTTATGGCTTAGATAGGAAATGAAGTATGAGCAGTTATGAGGCAGTCAGAAGATTGCAGAAATTTCAAAAAGTATACTGTTATGGCTCGAAATACAGCTGGAAAAAGACCAGTCTTATGATGAGAAGTTATGCCGATACTCTTATTTCTATTTTAATAGAAAAGATTGAGGAGTATCCGGAAGAAGACCCAATCGTTATTATCAAGTTTCTTCAGAGTGATATCGAAGATTTGATGTGCATGAGTGAAAATGAACGTACAAGAACGTTCTGTTCACATATGATGGAAATCTACAAAGAAATCCTAAAACGAATTATCTAAGGAGGAAAAGACAATGAAGGTTATGCGCAAGATGATGATCAAAACGAACGAATTCTGTATCGGTGATCAGATCAAGGTAAAGGTTCGCGGTATGGGCACGTTTACCGCTACTGTTCACAAGATTCTCGACAATGGTGAGGTACTGTTCGTGTTTGATCAGTGCGTTGCCCGCAGGCAGATGAACTCGACGAATACGAACGAAGGCGGCTTCTCGAACAGTGAACTGAGTAAGTGGCTCTATAATGAGTTTTCGCACAAACTTCCGGCAAAGATCACCAGCCGACTGATCGATATCGGAATTCCGTCTTACGGGATGATGTTCGGCCATGACGAGCAGTTTTATAAGGACTATATCGAGCCTGACAATGATGAGCAGCTTGAACTGATGAAAATCCGCAGGAATCGCGTAGCGGATTATGAGGATAAGGAAAATGGATGCGGCTGGTACTGGTTGTCCAATGCCACGAAGAAGGACTGGTCCTCGGCGCACTTCGCTCGTTGCGACAGCAGTGGCCGTGCGAGCTACCACGGCGCTTCTGCCTCTAGTGGCGTTCGCCCGTACTTCGTCATTGGTTAATCAAAATCCCCGCCCCTTGTGGGCGGCGCTATAATATGAAAGGAGAATGTCCCGATGAATAAGCTGGACATCATGATGCGTCATGCCGGCGCATGGGTGAATAAACACAGCGCTCAAATTCTGATCGGTATGGGCATTGGCAGCGGAGCCGCATGCACTGTTCTCGCAGTGAAGGCGACACCGAAAGCCATGAAGCACATTGATAAGCGAAAAAAAGAACTTGATACCGATAAGCTGACGCTCACGGAAACCGTTAAGACCTGCTGGAAAGAATACATTCCCAGTGGAGTTGCGGGTGCCGTGAGCGTTTTTTGTTTGATCGGTTCCAGCGCTGTCAGCGAGAAACGAAACGCTGCGCTTGCCGCGGCATACAGCCTGAGTGAGGCAACACGCATCAATTACCGAGATAAGGTTATCGAAGTAATCGGAGAGAAAAAGGAGCAGGAAGTTCGAGACGCCATTGCAAGGGATGAAATCAAGAAGCATCCCGTTCGTGATAATGAAGTGATCGTGACTCGCGGCGGCAATACGCTTTGTTATGACTCTCTTTCCGGACGATACTTCAGATCCAGCGTTGAGAAGCTCAAACGAGCTGAAAATGAGATCAATCGTAAAATGCTTGATGAAATGTATATTTCACTCAATGATTTCTATGATGAAATTGGTCTTTCGCACATCGAGCTCGGCGACATAGTCGGCTGGAATACGGATAAAGGACTTGTGAATCTGTGGTTTTCGAGTCAGCTTACGCCGGACGACGAGCCGTGTCTGATGGTTTCCTTTCAGAATGGCCCCGACTACAATTACGATAAACTCTACTAAACCGCGAAAAAAACAAACGCTTTAATGGAAAACAAAATCCAAATTTAATCATTTTAGGAGGAAAAAACAATGATGGAGAACACGAACGAAATGATGAACATGGAACTCGCGAACGAAGCGACGACGGATCTGGTTGAGACGACTGTTGACTCTGGCAACGGTGGTATCGGTAGCTTTATCCTGCGTACTGCGATTACGATTGGCGTCTGGGAAGGCGGTAAGCGTATTGTCAAGTGGGCAGTGAAGAAGACGGCTGGTGCCATTGCGAAGGCGGAGGAAAACAAGCGCATCAAGCAGGCGAAGAAGATCGAAGGCGAAGAAGTGGTCGTCACGGACGATGTCCCCGATGTTGAAAAGACCCATCCGATTGAGTAAACGGTGAGTTTGCCGAGGAAGGCGTCCATTGCAGGGCGCTTTCCTTTTTATTTTTGTCATTTGGAGGTAAAACATGGCAGAGTATAAAGCCAATTCTCAGCGTTCCCGTGAAGAAAAGCGGGAAGCAGCTCCGAAGGAAGAGCGAAAGGTTGAGAAGGTTGTCAGCGGCGAAACGAAGCGACGGAAAAAGAACGGACTTTCCAAAGCGGCGGACAGTTTTCTGCAAAACGACGTTCACAGCGTATGGGGATATCTTGTCGAAGAGATTTTGATCCCTGCTGCAAAGCGAACACTCACCGATACATTCCACAATTTCGTAGATATGATGATCTACGGCGAAGCAAGAGGAGGCGGACGCGATCCGCGAAACGGCAGCTCGACGAGGGCTGCGTACTACTCCTACTACGATGACCGAAAAGGCGGCGGTCGTGAAAGAGTATCCGGACGAGCCCGCTCCAGATCAACATATGCGTTTGACGACGTGACGTACAGCAATCGCGGAGACTGCGAGCTGGTGCTCGATCGAATGGATGAAATTATTCAGGATACTGGCGCTGTAAGCGTTGCGGAATTCCTTGAATTGTCCGGCTATGATCCGGAACATACGGACTGGAAATACGGTTGGGATAGCCTTCGCGGTGCTGTGCCGAAGAAGCTGCCCAATGACGATTGGATCATTATGATGCCGAAGGCAACATTGATCGACTAAGGAGGAAGATATTTATGGCTACTATCAAACGAGATGACATTGTCGCTCATGATCCGGTAAATCATCCGCAGCACTATCAGGGTAAGGGTGGAATGGAAGTGCTCGATGTGATTGAGGCGTTTACGGACGGCCTTAACGGCATCGAAGCTACGGATACTGGCAACATCCTCAAGTATGCCTGCCGTTGGAAAAAGAAGAATGGCATTGAAGATCTGAAGAAGCTGGTTTATTACGCTAATCATCTGATTGCGTATCTTGAGAAGAAGCGTCAGAGCGAATTCTTCTCCGAAGTGGCATGTTCGACCCGTTCGAGTGCAAATGAAACCGGTATGGCAACCACTGTTCGTGGCTGAGAAAGGAGAGAACAACCATGAATATGAATAACATGATGGAGAAGGCTACCGGTCTGATCCACAAGGCTGGTTTTATGATGAAGCAGCATTCCCCTGAGATTCTAGTGATTTCCGGCATTGGTCTGGGCGTTTTCGGCACGGTGAAGGCCTGCAAGGCGACTGTGAAGGCTCATGAGAAGATTCAGGAATCCAAGGAACTGATCGAAGGTATTCATCAGATCGAGGAAGATGGCAAGGACAGGGAAGGCAACGACTACGGCAAGGAGGAAGCCAAGCGCGATCTGGCTACGGTATATCTGCA